ACCGTGCGTCGGTGAAAGGAATCAAGGCGGAACGGCGGATCGGGAGCAACTACTTGTGGACGCGCGCCCAGGTGAAGGCGCTCGGTCAGGTCCGCCCGGTCGGCCGCCCGCGCAAAGGTCGCGTCTAAGAGTGATCAGACTGTAGCATCAATCTCGCGGGGGTGCTACATATTTCTCCGGAGGTACGCCGAATGCAAGCCGCCCAAGCAGCCGCCGCAGCCAAGAAGGCGTCGCGCGGTTCATAGCTCGCTGGCGGCCATGGCAGCCGCAGCCCGGCTTCGGCTTGATGCCGACGGCTTTCGCAGCGCCGGCGACCACGTCGCCCAAGCCGGGATCTGCCGGCCGGTGCGCCGCCAGGCGGCGCTTTGAAACCGGCACGTGACGCTCGGTCATATGCGCTCAAGCTCCCACATGACGCCGAAATAGATCCATTTCCCTGCCGTCTTGTTCTCGCAGGCGTATCGAAGGTCGGGCGCCAGGCAGCCGTAGCTGCGGACTTGCGCCTGTCCGTCTGCCGCCCCATCGTCGTACTCGTACACGGTCCCAGTGAGCGAGTCGGTGCTGATTCCAAAACCTCCGGCCTGCCCGCCGAAGTTTGGTGAGAACGATCCGCCCATGCAGTTCGCCGGCGCCGTCGAGCACGCCGAAGGAGTGGTTACGTTGGTGGCGCTCGCCGTGACCGGATCCGGCGGCCAAGCGAGGGTAGGGCTTTGCAGCAGCCGCTGGGCTGTCTGGCGAAAACCTCTCCTGAATGACGTGATGTCTCCGGAGTGAAACGTTTCCTTGAGGTCGTTCAGCAGCGGTCCTTGCGGGTTCGAGTTGTTGATCCGCGACTCCCACGCTGCCAAGCCGGCGACCTGGTAGGACTCGAACTCGTCGCCGGCTGACCGGAGCTTCAGCTTCGCCTCGTTGTTCAGCCCAGTACCGATCAGGTATGGCCCTTGCGGCGGAATCGCGCTGGCCGCTGCGTTCCTGAGCGCAACCGACGGACTCAGGGCAATGCGCCGGCCGACAAGTTCGGCGGTGCCGTCTATTGCGAGCCGAAGGCCTTCCATGGTGTAGGCACCCAGCGCCCACTGGTGCTGAATGTTCCCGAGATCGTCCCGGACGATGCATTCCGCAGCGGTGATCTCGACCGTCCAGTTCGCGTACTGGGCGGCAGATCCATACACACCGATGGCATTGACATCGTTTGTGTAGCGCGCCCGCTCCCAGAACCAGACGTACAGGGCATAGGTGCTCGACGTGCTTTCCGCCCACGTGCAGCACGACTCGGGTCCGTTCCCTGTCGCGCTCGACACCATGTTCGGCACGGCAAGGTTCTGGAAACGCAGGCGGACGTGCGTGTAGGCCACCGTCAATCCGGTGACGATGACGCCAGATCCGTCATCGAAGCGCCAGTTCGTTGATCCATTCCAGTTTACTTGGTCGAGGTAATCAAGCTCCACCTGCTGGTAGAACTCGGACTTGTATCCCCAAGACCGAGATCCGGGCGTCGCAAGGCAGTTGTTCGAGAAGTTGCACACATAGCAAGGTGCAGTCCCAAGGGTGCGGGCGCAGCCGCACTGGCATGATGCCGGAGGCGTCGGCGTCGGCGTGGTGCAGGTCGGTGGAGAGGTGGATCCTACGTCGGTGTACCAGAGCTCCTCGTACTCCGAACTGCACTCGTCTCGGACCATGGTGATCCGCAGCTTGTTCAGCGGCGGCTCTCCGCTACCGTCCTGGCAGCAGCACGGCAGTCCCCTCACTTCGACTTCCGGCAGTACCAGAACCCGCCGACGACGCCACTCACCAGCAGCAGGACGGCGATGGCGATGGACGATGCGAATTCACTTGCGGCGAGCATTGGCGGTCTTCTTTCCCTTGGTGGTGCGGACGGTCAGGCCGAACGAGCAGCCGGCCCCGAACGAGCCGAGCAGCAGCGCGGCCAGCCAGATCATGTATTGATAGGGTTCCATCACTTCGTTCTCTGGTGGATGATGAATGCGAGGGCGCCCACGACCGCGGCGCCGACGATGTACGACCCGTATCGCAAGGCCTCCACGAACGGATTCTCGTCATCCGAAACGTGGCCGAGGTGGTTGTGCACGGTGGCCGCGTGAACGTCGATCCGGTCCAGCGCGGCGCGGGCTTCGCCGAGGTGCTCCTTGGCGACGGCTACGTCGGTGCGAACGTCCGATGCAGCCTCGCCGATGGCGGCCGTGTGCGACACGCAGCCGCCGAGCGTCAGCGCGAGGATGGCGGCAGCGGCCTTCATGCCCAGACGCGCTTCGGGTTGACGGGGAAGACGAGGGCGTCCACCAGCGGCTCCAGCTGGTGCTCGGTCAGCTCCTGCCGGCTGCGGAGGTTCACGTGGTGCCCGGCGTCGATCACGGCCGGGACCAGCTCCTCGTCGCCGTCCATTACGGCCGGCTCGATGGTGATCGGCCCGATGTGATCGACTGAGTACTCGGTGCTGAAGCCGTTGGGTATGCCGGCTACTTCGAGCAGGCCATCGGCCATGGCGCGGGTCGGGAAGCGGAGGCAGTAGTCGTGCATCATGTGGTGATCGTCTGGAGGTTCGCGTCGGTCAGGGTGCCGCTGTAGAACTCGACCTTCCGGATCACGCAGTTGGCGTACTGCGAGAACGTGCCGGGCACGTTGCTGCTGTCCGTCGCCTCTGCACCGAGCGTGACGAAATCGGTGTTGGCGATGGTCAGGTTGTTCGTGCCGCTGACCGGGGTTGAGCCATTGATTGCAAACTTGCTCGTAGAGCCGTTCCAGTAGTGGACGGCCTTGTTCACGCCTGCGGCGATGGTGCCCGTGGAGGTGCTGCCCGATGACCAGAACGCCCGTGCCGCGGTCGTGCTGCTCGCTTCGATGCCGACCTGTGCGGTGGACGCATCGTCGGTGGACAGCAGCGTCCCGGCCTGACCAGGCGGGTAGAAGTGGATGACGAGGGCACCGGGATCGCCCCACGACGTGATGCTCGAATCAAGGACGTGGGCGAGATCTGCGCTGCGGGTGACTCCGCTGCCTGTGGTTGCGGTGTTTGCCAGATACGAGGTCGATGTCGCTCCCTCCTCAATCTGTGCCCCCCATGCGAGGATTGATTTCTCGTTTCCTGCGGAAACCGTGTACGTGGGATATCCGTTGGAATCGGTCGCTCCGCTCTGCCACATCCCAATCAGCACACGGACGCCGGTAGCGCCTGTCTGTGCCGTAGCGGTAGCCGACACGCGATACCAACCGTTTCCGTAGTTTTCGATTGTGTAGGCGGTCCCCGTGGGGGAACCTGAGGTCATCGTTGTTTCCAACGCTCCGGTGGACAGGTTGACAATCACGGTATAGGTGCGGCTTGTTCCACCATCAATGGTTACCGATACATGCCCGTAGCCCTTGCCGTTCGTAGGCGCATTCTTGAGGAAGCACGATGTCGTGAAGGTGTCCCCGGCGGCGACCCCGGTTGTCATGGCTCCGCTTCGGATTCTGTAACTGGCTGATGTTGCAGCGACTTCTGTGATTGATTCCGCATCGGCTCCATTGTCTGGAGCAGTATTTGTCGTGTCTGCTGCTGTAGCGTTAGTGACGAACCACCTATTAGTATCCGTAAAGTTCTCTGTTGCGAGAGCAATGTTCGTCCTGCTCTCCTCCACCAGAAGCCCGAGCCGGCTGCCGCTGCTGTTGTGGGTGAGGCGGGCGACGTTGGTGGACGCCGACGCGATGTAGCCCGAGGAGTCAACGTACGTGCCGCTGCTGGCGCGGGTCAGCGTGTAGCCCGAAGGGGTGCCGCTGCTGAAGTCGAGGGTCCAGGAGGGGGACAGGCTGGCCGCCGCGGTCGTTTCGCTGAACGCCTCGCCGTCGTAGTTGCCCGTGCCGAAGCAGTTGATGCCGCGGATTCGGAAGTCGTAGGTCGTGCTGGCGCTGAGGCCGGTGAACGTGTGGCTCAGGGCCGGCGCAGCCTTCGTGATCGTGGTCCACGTCGTGCCGCCGTCGCTGCTGATGCCGATCTCGTAGTCATCGGCCTCGTCCTGGGACGCGGTCGTGTCATCCCATTCGAGCGTGATGGACGTGCTGGTAACGCCCGATGATGCGAGGTCGAACGGCGCGTCCGGAACGGCCAAGGCGCCGCAGCTGGCCGCCGCGGTGGTCATGGCAAACGACTCGCCGTCGTAGCTGCCCGTGCCGAAGCAATTGACTCCGCGGATGCGGAAGTCGTATGTCGTGCCGGCCCATAGCGAGGTGAAGGTGTAGAGCGAAGCCGGTGCCTGGACCGTGACGGTGGTCCAGATCCCGCTTCCTGTGAACATGATGCCGACCTCGTAGCTGCTGGCCTGGTTGGGCGCAGACGTCGCATCGTCCCAATTGAGGGTGATCGCCGAACTCGTCACGCCCGACGAGGTCAGGTCGAACGGTGCGTCGGGCGCGGATGTGGCGGTGCAGCCGCCCGTGAACATGGCCTTGCGCATGAACGATCCGATCATGATGGTCCCTCCTCTCCCTCGCCCTGCTCGCCCTCGCCTGGATTCCAGAAGAGGCCCGCGCAGCGGACGGGGTTGGGTCGGTCAAAGAAGCAGATCGCCTTGCCGGCACGGTCCATCGCCACCCAGGCGACGCACTTGGCCTGGAGGCCGGCAGTCGAGAATGCGCCGCCGTTCCAGTTGCTCCCGACGGGTCCGACGATGACCGACGGGTTGGTCGGGTCCATGCCGTCGAGGAACGTGGCGCTGTTGTGCCACTCCCGCAGGTTGTAGGCGGTGGTGTAGGTGAAGCGCGTGTCGTTCTTGTCCGGGACCATCGAGGATCCAGCGGCTCCTGGGCTGTCGGGAAGCCAGTGCTTTACCGAGTAGGTCCACCGCGAGGTTGCGCCCGTGATCACGGCTGCGCTCTGGAGCGTGATGAGCTCCTGCCACATGGCCTTCGGCTGGACCATCTGGCCATGCGCCCACTCCATGGCCTCGGCGCGTGCCTGGACAGTCTCGGCGGCGTTCTGCCATCCTCCGGTCACGAACCGGTTGGCCTTGCCGAAGAGCCCTTGGTTGAACCTCGGGGTGTGGAAGGTCATGTGATCCTGTTCGGGCCGGCCTTGGTGAACTGGGTGGAGATTGGTCCCGGCGTGCTTACGGATCCGTAGAGATTCGCGAACTCGGCCTTGTCCGGGTACGGCTGGAACCAGACGACCTTGTTGCACTGCTGCTGCGCCTCGCCGGCGACGGTGGCGCCGATGGCGAGAATGGGCATTCCGTTCGGGTACGAGACGGGCACCTGCTCGAGGTGGTACCAGTCATCGAACAGGAACGTGGCGCTGATTCGCCATGCCTCGCTGTCGAGGGTTGCGGTGATCCCGGTGCACAGGACCGAGCCGGTGGCCCATCCGAGGAACGACGTGGAGTTTCGCTTGTTGATGAACGTGGTGAGGATCGTCGCCCAGTCGGGATCGTCTGCCGTGGTGGTCTGCGAGTCCGTCTTGGTGCGGTCGCGGATGTTCTCCACCACGACCTGCTGCTGCGCGACCTGGTAGCGGCGCGGGTTGCCGTTGATGTCCACCTTGGTGCCGCCCAGGTCGGAGGTCGGCGGGAAGGTGACATCGCCGTTGGATGGGAAGAATCCGCTTCCGCTGCTCTGCCGGTACATGGCGACCGTGCGCGAGCCGATCACGCGGGTCTGCTTCATGTACTCCGCGCCCCAGTCATCAACCTTGCTCCACGGGAACTTCTCCGTGGTGTATCTGGCGCGGACGATCCACGTGTGCGGGCGCTCGCGTGCCGGTTCGACCGTCACCGTGCGGCAGATCAGCTGCTTGAGCCAAGAGTCCGGAACGTTGTTTGGTGAGTGGACAGCCGCTTCGAGGCGCTGCTGCGGCCTAGCTGGCAGGTTGGCGTACAACGCGGCATCGCCCGGAAATGGGTCATTGGTTGGGTTTGCGTTCTGTTCCCATCCGGTGACCCACACGCGCTCAAGCGTCTGCTCGCTCCAGCGGTCGGAAAAGCTCCACACCCGGCTTTCTGCGCGCTCGATGGAAGTCCATGTGCCCATCAGTTGCCACCCATCTTTCGGTCAATGGATTCGAGGATCCGGTTGTTGGCGGCCATGGACGGGTCGTAGGGCATTCCGCGAGCGGAACCACGGCCTCCGTCAAGGTCGGAGCCTGTCATCCCGCCGAAATAGAACTGCGGGACTCCGAGGGAACTTTCCATTGCTCCCAAGACGCTCGGTTGATTGACCGCAAGCGGATCGTTCCAATTGGCAACGAACTGGTCCTTTGCGGCCGTAAACGAGCTGGCGATGGCCGCAAAGAAAGTTTCCCAAGCAGCGGCTCCCGCTCCAATGTCGGTGCTCGCTGCGATGCGCGCGGCCCGGTCGCGCATTGACTTTTCCTCGCGTTGCGCCATCGCAGCGGATGCCGGACCCATCGCCCGGCCGATCTGCGCGTCCGTCTGGAACTGAGCGCTCATGCGGCTGCCCTCGGCAGCCGCGCCCTCGCGCGAGTACTGGCGGCCAAGCTTGTCCAGCCTGTCCACGTGCTCGTTGATTGCATTGATGATCCCGGACAGCGCGCTGAAGGCCGTCTGGATCGTGCTGATGCCGGCCATGATCCCGGTGGCCATGGCCGTGCTGCGGGCCGTGCGGTTTAGCTTGTCGAGCTCCCGGTTGGTGGCAGCGACCCCTCGGGCGACGCCCTTGGAGTCCATGTCCACCTGGATGGAGGCTTTCAGGGTCTTGTCAGCCATTGCGAAGCCAGGGGAAGAGCTGCGAGGGGCGCTTGCCCGTCAAGGCCGACGCGATGACCACCAGCGCGCTCTCGATGCGCTCTCCGTTGGTCAGGTCTTGGGCGAGGCCGGCCGCCATGTTCATGCGTTGCTCGGGGCTTGCGATGCGCCAGAGCCTTCGCTCGGCGCGTCCGTAGGGCGTTGGCGGTTCACCTCCTCCAAGAGGCGCCCGGCGATGTCCGCCCGGATCTTCCCGGCGTCCTGCGGGTTCTGGAGGAACGCCGAGCCGTCCTGGCAGGTGATGCAGCCGACCCACCAGAACGGGTTATGCGAAGCCTGCTGCACGTCCGCGAGCGTGGGTTCGCAGAACGTGAGCAGGCCGAGCTCGGGGATGTCAACCGAGCGGGTCCGTGCGGCGACCTTGTGGAGGTCAATCGGCAAGGGTTACTGCTCCTCCCAAGAGAGCTCCCACATGGCCGCTCCGGTCCCATCGTCCGTGAACGATGCCGAGGTGATCTGGACGTTGATGCTCGCGGTGCCGGCGCCGTACTCGTCGTAGTTTATGGAGCCCTGGTCCGTGTACTTGAGGGTCAACGATGCGGTCGTCGTTAGGGCCAAAGTTGCGGGCATCAGGTGGCTGCGGAGGGTGTCGTCGTTGTTGCTGTCCTGGCGGTACAGGGTGAGGGTTCCGAAGCGGCGCACGCGGCCTGGCACGCGCTTTTCTCGAAAGTCCCCGAGCGTGGTCACGTCGAGGCTTGCGCGCTCGAAGTTCATGGTGAAGCTGCGCACGGCCACCACCGTGGTGCCGCTGAAGACCAGGGTGCCGCCGTAGCCTGCGATGAGTGCCATGGGTCAGATTCCTTGTAGGGTGAGGGTCAGGGTGCAGACGCGCTCGTCGCCCGGCGAGCCGTCGGTGTTGGATTCCGTCCGGAACGCGGCAGCGGCGTCCGTGCAGACGATTTTCGCCGTGCCGGTGTGCGTCTCGACGCCGTTGAGCTGGCCGCAGATCTTGTCGGCCTCCTGGGCGACGGCGAGCGTGGTGTCGCCGTAGATGTTGACTTCGACGGTCACCAGCCACAGGTCCACGTCGGTGCCAGGCATCGCGCGCGACGCCTGCGCGGAGGTGATCTCCCAGACCACGGCCGGGGTCTTCTCCGTCGGCCGCCTCATGCCGACGGCGACCGCGTTGGTGGTCGCGAGCGCCAAGTGGTGCTGCACGGCCTTGCAGACCGTCTCCAGGCTCATGGCTTGCCCTCCAGGAGCTTGCGGGCCTCGGTGAGCACCTCGGCGGCCATGGCGTTCGAGGCGCGCTGGAGCGACCGCTGCGCCCACGCCAGGCTGCGGTAGGCGCCTGGGATGCGCTTGCCGGCGGCCTTGTGCTGGAAGCCCAGCTCCAGGAGGTGGTAGACGCGCTGGCGGCCCTTGGCGCGCGCCCCGCCCTTCTTGCCGTACCGGACGCCGATCCGGCTGCGCAGGGGCGCCGTGGCGTTCCCGCCCAGGCGGCGGATGTCCAGCTGCGTGGCGCTGGCGATGGCCCGGCGGTGGGTGGCCTTCTTGCCCCGGTAGCTCGCGGAGCGCCACAGGGCGGCCATCTCCTTCGTGAACGGCGCCAACGCCTTGCGGGCGCCCTTCTTGCGCACGCGCTCGTTGAGGTTGGCAGGCAGGCGCTCCAAAGTCTTCTGGAGCTCCTTGGTGTCCACGGTGATCTTGAGGGCGTTGGTCTTCACAGGACCACCTCGACGGCTTCCAGCTCAAGGGTGCGCCGGCGCTGGTCCTTGTCGGTGCAGCTGCGCACGTTCAGGGTGCGCGCCGTGCCGTTGTCGGTCCAGAGGAACCGGCTTCGGGTGGAGAGCGAGGAGGTCCACGGGCAGAGGATGCGGTAGGAGGTCTGGATGGCCGGGCCGCCGTCCTCCACCGTCTCGGTGGTGTCCATCTGCTCGATGTAGATGGGCAGCGCCGACAGCCCGGACACGGTCGCCCACGTCTCGGTCCACTGGCCGAGCGAATCGACGGCAGCGGTCGGGTTCTGCACCGCCGCGACGAGCCGCATCATGCCGTGGGGGACGTGGGCCATGTCAGCCGATGCCCTTCCCCATCATGGCGCACACGTTGTCCCAGAAGTCGGCCTTCAGCGGCACCGTGTCATCGCCGCGCCCGGCGTTCAGCTGCGTGACGCGCTGGAGGACCGCCATCTTGAGCAATGGGTGCAGGGTGTTGTTCCCGGCCGAGACGGTCAGGACCAGCGGGTATGCGAGGTTCGCGACGCCCGTGAGGTTCGCGTAATGGAGTCCGTTGATGGTGACGAGCGAGAGCGTCACCGTCGCGGTCAGGGTGTCCACGCAGGTGCAGGCCGTGGCCGGCTGGCGCTCCAGGCGCACCAGCTTCGTGATGCCCTTGGGCTCCTCAACGACGTACTGCGTGCGCGTGACCGGGTCCAGACACCAGCCAGTCCGCTCCTCCAGCTCGGAAACGGCGGCGTTGTAGGCGTCCTGTAGGTACGCATCGTCCCCGGTGTGGAAGACGCGCGCCGAGTCCTTGAGGGTGGACAGGTTGATCGGCATTCAGGCTCCTGGACGCAAAGGGGGCGGGCGGGGAGAATTGCCCGCCCCCTTGCGCTTCCGGGGGACTTGCGTCAGCTGAGCGTGATGCGCAGGGCGGCGACCGCCTTCGGGCGCGTGATCTTCGAGTTGGCGAAGACCATCGCCTGGAACTTGATGAGTCCGGGCGTGGTCACGTCATCGCGGAACATGGAGATGCCGCCCCACTCGCGCACCGCAAACGCCTCGCGGACGTTGGCGAACATGAGCGGGATGGAGG